TCCCGTTTTACAGTACGCCATACAGGCGGACCGTCCAGCTAAGTCCTTAACCAAGGGACCTAGCAAATTCCACTACAGGCTCAAAGCGAGTCCTGCCACGCACGGTACTCGTACCGCCGTTGCAGCTCTTCTCTGGCAGAGTCGGCTAGTTGATTCAGCCGCCCTTCCTCTGTTGTGGCCCACTGTGTGACCAATAGATGTTTCTTGGCCACTTCGTCCTCCGATTTTGTCTCACGACATGGAGTTTCATCCACAATCAGTTGCATCATCGCCTGTAAAAGCTCAGGCGATAAATTATCACTCCACATACTAGTTGCTTTCGCACCTAATTTGTATAAGCGATCCAATAGCCAGGCATAGTCGTCAACCGCGTGATATGGAACTTCATCACGTATGATTTTCGGCATTAGCACTGGTACCTTAACACCTTCCCAACCATCAGCGATAAAAGCCTTTGATTGTTTAGGGCGAGGAATACAATCCTCCATGGTGCCAATGAAGGCACCATCCCCAAGACCGTCAGGTATGAATGTATGGGCGAACTCACCTTTTACAAGATTGCGGATCTCCTTCAGCTTGCGCTTAAGAATCTCTGCATACTGTTGAGGCAAGATTAACCTGGTTCTTTCCAACCAACGATACAAATTGTTGTGAAAAAGGAAAGCATCGTTTTTACACGATACAGGTTTACGCACATAGAACGGTGTTACGTCACAGCTCATGAAGTAATGCATACCGCACGACTCATGAAACGGACCATCTATATCGGATTTATCGATATTCACTTTAAAGCCGCACCATTTAAGTGTAGCAATCAAGAGGTCTGCCGCGCGACGATCGATAATAAGGTCGTCGCCAAATGTGGCATGTAACGTATCTTCCAACTCGTAGGCTTCCAAACACGCCTGCAGGATCGCATAGAATATCATGCTTTCCATCTCAAACGTGAGGCCGTTACCCATCGAGCTGAACTTCTGGTAGTAAATGATTTTACCAGAAGGAAGACTTCCCTGTGGTGTACGGCATTGCTCCATACCGTGGTACCACTGAGGGGGAAATAGGAACCTTACCAAAGCTGCGCAAATACAATCAATCGCCATCGATAGATCAATCGTCGATAGACCGAGCAGTTGTGCAAGCCAGGCAGCGACCTGATTCCGCTGTTGCGTATTCAGATCTAATCCTATATCCTTCAGCCTTTCCCGGAACGTATTACCATACCCTTTCTGAACATACATGTTCAAATCAGGTTGCTGTTCTATGGTCCGGTTGGTTTCTGAGTTCTTCAGAACAGTGATGATTTTGCCACCAAGTACGATCTTTGGGACAATTAACGGTCGGCGATAAAAACCGAGCCCGTTCTTGTTACCTGGATCGACACACACAATCTCGTTGAAACGCAGACGAGGTGAAACGTGCGCGTCTACAGTACTATGTTTCGCCATGTACGATAGGCGTGTAGCCCATTGTTCATTGTGATTCACGACTGCGATACCCATGTGGCGGTTATTAATTGTACATTCCGGAACACCGGAAAACTTGAAGTAAGCCTTACCTTCTGACCTTTTGACCCTAGTTGATGAACCAGGGCCCCAGGCCATATTGCTGCTTATCTCTTCCAAATCGTGTTTCCCCAGCCAATGTGAGATTTTATTACGAGCCCGTTTTAATACGAACTCGACATCGGGATCTATAGTTTCAAGACCCAACTCATATCGACGGATACGCAGATTAGCTTCAAGGCACATTTGTTCGGCTATTGCAAACCGTTCAAAGCATCGTCTGTCGCGATCGGCTGCACCGGATACATCATCGGTACAGAATTTCGCTCCGACTTGCTCGGATAGATAGTACAACGCGAACAATCCGGGGTGGGAGTATTCGTCCCACTTATCAGCCCCGCCTGGCGGATGAGGTCCATTGCGAACCTCAGTTGCCTCTCCGAATAGATCGGACCCTCGTGTGAAACGAGGATCGTCTCGGAGGACGGTGTTGATCTCTCTGAATAGGAATTCTCGGAGACCGGGGGCTGTTTGTAACAGCCCGTGCTTAACAAAGTTGCGGCTACTGCCGCTACAGAAAGAACTACTGTCCATACTTTACTCCTAGATACTGGAAGTTTAGACTTAGTCAAAACATCGACTAAGGTGGCGAGGATCGCCGAGTAATCTCGCTTTTTCACAAAGTACCTCCTGATAAACCTTGGTAGGTTCACCAATCAATACATCGGTGAAATATTATCATGCGAATCAAGAGCATTGGCATTCGACAACAAATTGATTGCCAACGTCCGGGCGTCCTTGCGTTCCGCCAGCGTGCTGGTGGGAGCAAAGTTTGAACGTATGAGAATCTGGGATGTACGGATCACAGTGTCAACAGTGTTGACAGTTGCAACTACCGGCATCTTCAGAAGAGCTTCCCATACATGCGATGAAGCAGCGCCCTTACCTTCTTTGACAAGAATCGTCAGAGACTCCTTCCCACTTTGAATGGATGCAGCGTCATTCTTCCATAAAGCAGGTTGATTTGAAGCCTGAGCCGATTTGGCCGTGAAGATATGTGCAACAGGTGTAGCTTTACCATCATTGATGGTCATAGAAGCAATGCTTGGCATTTTTCTTACCTTTTTATTATTATAGAGAGGACCCCAACAGGGGATGTATTCAACGTAGGAATTTTAATCCAAACGCTGAGCTTAGTAAAGCAAGTACGTTTAACACCTTAACGGGTGTGAATGGACTTTTTAACTGAGGTATAGGAACAGGGGTTGATACATAAGGGGTGCGCTGAAAGTAGTAATACCTTCCATAACCACCCATACCCTGAAATTCAACCAATTTCCGATAGGGAGAATCCCCACCAGGAATAGGCAAATATGACCTAGTCTCGTTAAACGTGAGTGAAACACTACCATCAAGAAATCGGTAGCCCAGTGTGGCATCTAGCGTATTAAGCCAGTCGCCTATACCTATTAAGTAGTCTGTAACAAAAGACCACGGAATAGCTTCCCACAATTGACCGGCCGGATTAGTTAGTCCGAATCCAGTAAGTGTAGAGAGAAACTCATTAGTTGGCAGATATCGTAAGATAACCTGACAGCGATGAGTCGTATCTTGAACACATAACACACGAGTCTCGTACAAATCAACATCAAATGTACGACTATTAGCCTCCGATTCGCGTCTTGCGACACGAACATAAGTCAACTCAGGCGGAACGTTCGCAAAATCATGAACGACATCCGCAAGGTCGGCTATAACAGGCCCCCACCCTAATTGCATCTCGAGCCACATATTGGCAACCTGTTTTTTAGACAGTTTGACATATTGTTTCGCAGTGTAATTTCTTCCGCCAATCGTCACCACCTTTACCTTAGGTTGCCACCGCATTGAACTGCGGACGGTTTCACCTCGAGTACGTAAGTGATTCATGGCATCTGCGACCCGGCCCCTTTTCAGGAGCCTGTAGCTTGTTGCGAGAACAGTTCCGGTTGAAATGAACATTTCTGAGGTTTTACGAGCCTCTAATGCCATCAAACCGAGATCCGCAGTTGATCGTTGCTCTTTTAGCTTGAGCAACGCCCCTGTCTCTGCTTTGTTCTGCAGATGATATGGGAACGGATTCTCTTGGTAATCACCACTAAGGTTTCCGTCCAGGTACTGAAGTTCCATTGTACCTGGGAAAGGGTTGCCGCTAAGCCTCTCGACGTGATTAACGCCTGAGTACGTTGCAACACCCAACGGTGCCCTATTAAACCAGACACGCCTAGTATATTCTTTAGGCATGAGGAGTTTTGTCTGCACCATGTTATAACCAATTTCCGGAATATCTAGAAAATGGTATTGGCGCGGAGTCGGCTCCGTTTTCTGATCTGTAAATGACCATGTACGCTGAGGGAAAACGTCATCAGTAACTACGTCTCCGGTATTTTTGTCGGTTATTAATCGACCCGAATCCCGCATTCGGTAGTCATAATGCGTTCCCATTGGTTATTAGCCTCATTGTACTTTACGATGTAGTGCGACGTAACTCCAACAAGAGTAACGCCTTTTAGAAACAAGGACATCTATCGATTGACACCGATAGTGCCCCCATTAGGCAAGAAATGTCTGTATAAAACAGTTAACAACAACAATGTGATGCTGCAGCAAGTTTCTGCAGAACTAGTGATTGTTGTTGCCGTTCGCCTTACATGGCGACACCTTGCAGCGCAAATAGTCCGAAACGAACTATTGCCTCCAGAATCTACCTTTCTAAAGGGTAGCCAGAGTAACTCGGTTTCTACTTAAGTGTAGCACCGCTAACGCGTGGAG